TCAGGCAGCGATACAACAACACAGACCGTTGACCCATTCAAGAGGCATGCGCGTGGGTCATGGATGTCATGCTAAAAAAACGCTTGACAACATTTGACATTGTTATCTCGTTTCAGTATATTGGTTAATGCCAGCTTCTTAGCGGCATTCAATAGGCGCTTTCGCAGCCACTATTAAAATCATTCCGAAGGTTTGATAAGTGGCTGATTTTGATCAAAATCTTGAAGAACCAGAAGACGACGTTGATAACGTCGTGCTTGAGCGCGCTAAGAAAAACGCTGCGCACGCTGCTGAAATGTGGCGCGAGATTTACAACAAAGCCCGCGAAGACCTGCACTTTTTGAGCGATGAGCCGTCTGCGCAATGGGACACGCAGGATTATGAAACGCGCACAAATCGCAAAAAGCCAATTTTAACCGTTGACCAGCTGATGCAGTTTGTCAATCAGGTGCAAAACAATATCCGCATGAACACACCAAGCATCAATATCATCCCGAATGATCAAGATGCCAACGAAGAGATTGCCGAGATTTTCAAAGGCCGTATCAAGGACATTGAGCATCAAAGCAAGGCAGACGATTCTTATGATACTGCAGCGGCTTCAGCAATCAAGTGCTCTATCGGGTTTATTCGGGTAGATCACAAATACAAAGACGACGCGAGCTTTGAGCAAGAGGCTGTCATCAACCGCGTAGTCAATCCTTTCGCAATTCTTATTGACCCGAATAGCATTGAGCCCGACGGTTCAGATGCTGAATACGCGTTTGTCATTGATGAGATGACTGAAGACCAGTTCGAGCGCCAATATCCTGACGCTGAGCCTATTTCTTTTGATTTAGACGATGGAAAAACCGAGATTGCAAACCGTGATCAGAAGGTTATTAACGTCGTTGAGTATTTCGAGATTGAGCGCGAATACAAAACCATTGGCGTTTCAGAAAATGGCGATATTGAGGAAGCTCAAGAAGAAAAGCCATATATGCGCAAACGCAAGATCGAAAAGCGCATTGTACACCGCTACAAGATGAGCGGCGCGGCTATCCTTGAGAAAACCACATTCCCCGGCAAGTATATACCTATTATCCCCGTGTATGGCGAGGAAGCGTGGGAAGCTGGAAAGCGCAAACTGAACAGCCTCATTCGCCGCAGCAAAGATGCGCAACGGATGTTTAATTATTGGAAGACGATGGAAGCAGAGATGCTCATTCGTGCGCCAAAAGCAACAGCGATTGCGGCGGTTGGAACGACAGAAAACTTTGCCGATGATTGGTTGAACCCTGAAAAGGCAGCAGTGCTACGCTATGAGCCTAAGCAAGCGCCTAATGGTCAGTTTCTGCCACCGCCGCAGCTCACGCCACCAGTGCAAATACCTGTTGGGATTTCGCAAGCGTCTATGCAGGCGCAGAACGACATTAAGACGACACTCGGCCTTTATAACGCCTACGTTGGCGACAGAAGCAACGAAGCATCTGGCGTTGCCATTAACGCCCGCAAGATACAAGGTGAGGCCGCAGTCTACCATTTCGGCGACAACCTCGTGCGCTCAATTGGACAAGTAGGTCGCGTGCTGTGTTCTATGATCCCGATCATTGATAGTGAGCCAAAATTCGTGCGCATTATCGACGAAGAAGGCGGCACAAAGCTGGTCGGCATCAATGGCGCAATCGCAGAAGATCAAAAGGAAAGCTACTACCTAGACCGCGGCCAATACTCTGTGCGCGTCACAACTGGCCAAAGCACGCCGACAATGCGCCAAGAAGCTGCAATGCTGTTCAAGGACATTGTGACGACGCAGCCTGAAATGATGTCTGTTGTTGGCGACCTCATGTTTAAATATCAGGACTTCCCCGGCGCGTCGGCTGTTAGCGAGCGCATGAAGGCTTTGTTGCGACCTGAGATTAAGGCAGCTCAAGAAGGTGATAACCCAGAGCTTGCACAGATGCAGGCTCAAAATCAGCAGCTACAGCAAGCGATTGAGCAGATGCAAGCCGAGATGCAGAGCAAGCAAGGCGAGCTGCAAATGAAGCAGCAAGAGGTTCAGCTTAAAGCGCAAGGCGAGCAGGAATCTAATCAGATTGAGCTAATGCGTTTGCGCCTTGAAGAACAGCGGATTGCAGGCGAACTGAGGATTAAAGAACAAGAGATTGCGCTGAAGGCAAGAGAGCTTGAGCTGAAAGAAGCCGAGCTTGTTGCGAACAGGGCTGACAGGATGGCGGGCATGGTTGCTCAGCCAGTAACAGGCCAGAATGGCCATGAAACTGTTGAGGGGTTCAATTATGAGTGATGTTTCTGGTTTTGACAGCATTATCGAGAGCGTTAAAGCAGCTGATCCAGCGCCTGACGTAACAAATGACGCTGTGCAAACAGAGGAAGGCGTTGCTGAACAGGCAGACGCTAGCGAAGAAGGCCAACAGGAAGAAGCTCAAAAAGAAGGCGAGTTTCCAAAAAAGGCCGTCAACGCATTAAACCGAGCCAAGCGCGAAAAGCGCCAGCTCCGCGCTCAAGTCAAAGCACTTGAATCGCAGTTATCAGAGCTAAAGGCATACAAGCCCGAGGCATCTTCGGCACCTGATCCTAGGCAGTTTGATAGCTACACGGACTTTAACGAGGCCAACGTTCAGCATCAAATTAAGCAGGCAATGGCAGAGGCCCAGAATAAGGGCAAATTAGAAGCACTAGAAGGCCAGCGTAGCCAGATTGCAGAGCGACGTAACCAAGAAGTGGCACAGGTGGCAATGGAGACTGCAAAGCAGCTCCCAGACCTCCCTAATGTTATTTCTCAGTATACGAATCAACTGGATAACGTAAGAGGCGAATTGGCAGAGCTTATCTACGAAATGGATAACGCGCCGCTCGCTATTTATACGCTGGCAAAAGAGGGAACGCTTGAGGACGTGCTAGATGCGCCTCCTGCACTCGCCGCTGTGCATTTAATGCGCGCCCAAGAGCGTGGTGAACAGGCGTTGAAAGCTAAATCAACACGTCAATCAGTAACAAACGCACCTGATCCCATTCGAGCGTCGAAGGGGACGGGTGTCAACCAAAAATCGCTGCAAGACCTATCTGGGCAAGAATTGCTCAAATGGATGCGCAGCAAATAACCAACTGAAAGAAGGAAACCACTAAAATGGCAAACTCAGTATTAACCGTAAAGCAGGCGCAGACTATCATTGCGAAGTCCGCGGCCGCTATGTTCAAAGATAAGTGTCAGTTCCTCAATACTATTGATATTGAGCCTGATGCTACGTTCAAGGGGGCGAATGGCTATATGGCTGGTGATACCATCACCATCAATAAGCCTGCTCGTTTCATTATGAACAACACAGCTGACATCACGTCGGCAATTCAGGATGTCGTCGAAGAGAAAACCACGCTTGCTCTGTCCAATCAGCGCAACGTTCCTATCGCTTTGACCTCGGCCGAAATTGCGACTGACTTGGCTCTTAAAGATTGGATGAGCCGTATTCTTGAGCCAGCAATGACAGCTCTTGCGAATGGTGTTGAGGCTGAATGTTTGACAGCAGCTAAGAACGCTGTTGGCAACTCCGTTGGCACTCCGGGTTCGAGCCTATTTGACACAGACATGATGCTGTCGGCTCGTGAATTGCTGGGTAAGAATCTTGCACCGCAGGATGAAAAGCGCGTCGCTCTGCTTGATAGCTCGGCTATGCGTAAGGCTGTAAACGCTCGCAAGGGTCTGTTCCAGTCGTCCAGCGAAATTGCGTCGCAGTACAAGAATGGCTATGTTGGCCTTGCTGATGGCTTCACGTTCCTTGAGAATAATATGCTGCCAACGCACACCAATGGTAACGACGTGACTGGCGTGGCTGTTCGCACGACTGTTTCGACACAGGGCTCGACAACCATTTCTGTCAACGGCTTGACAGCCAACACTGGCACCGTAACGAAGGGCTCTACCTTCACCGTTGCTGGCGTTTATGCTGTGCACCCAGTGACTAAGCAGGCTTATGACTATCTGCAGCAGTTTGTTGTGTTGGCTGATGTGACTGCCGATGCTTCTGGCTTTGCTGATCTGACTGTTTACCCTGCGATGTACACAAGTGCAGCTGGTGGCCGTCAGAATATCAGTGCCTTCCCGAATAGCTCGGGCGGTACTGTTACGTTCTTCGGTTCTGCATCGACCAGCTACAGCAACAGCATGGCCTATCACAAGTCGGCTTTCCGTCTGGTGTCTGCGCCTCTGGTTCTGCCGAATGGTGTGCACATGGCCTCGCAGGAGCGTCAGGACGGCATTAGCGTTCGTGTAATCCAAGATTACGCACCGCTGACCGATAAGATGATCATGCGCCTTGACCTGCTGTACGGCTTCACAGCTGTGCGCCCTGAGTGGTCAACTCGTCTGTGGAAGTAATGTAATGGGCGTGGGGGTGTAATTCCCCCACAACCTTTTATCGGGGGCTGATATGGAAAAAGTGATTAAGTTTACAAAAGGCGATGCTGTCAAGTTCTGCTTTGAGCGGTTTGAGTCTGATCTTGTTTCTCTTGGCTGGGTGTGTGCTGACAAGCCTGAGCAAAAGCAAGAGGAAGCTCCTGTGTCTGTTGAAGAGCCTGCTATTGATGTGGACGACTTCGAGGATACTGAATACACAAAGGAAGAGCTTATTGCGCGAGCAAAAGAGCTTGGACTTTCTGTTGATGGTCGCTTTGGTGAGGCTCGTTTGCTTGAGCTGATCAAAGAGGCTGAAGCCGCAATGGATATGAGCTTGTAAGAAAGAGGCTATCATCATGACGACGGCGAGAACAATAATCCGCAGGGCTATGCAAAAAGCTGGCATTCTGACAAAAACGGAAGTGCCGTCGGCTGATGAGGCACAAGATGGTCTTGACAGCCTGAATGGTATTGTCTCAATTCTGTCAAATGAAAATCTGATGATCTACACGCGCCAAGAAAAGGTTTTTCCTCTTGTCGCGGCGAAAGCAAGTTACACAATAGGCATCGGCGGTGACTTTGACACTGTTAGACCGATGAAAATCGCCTCTGCATATGTGCGCATTGGCAATATTGACTATCCTTTGTATCCTTATCGTGACACGTCCTACGATGAAAATACAGCGCTTAAGAGCCTGACAGCATTGCCAAGCCAGCGCTATGTTTACGATAACGGATTTCCTTTAGCGAAGATTACGCTTTACCCTGTGCCAACATCAAACTGGAATATCCATTTGCGCACAGAAGACCCTATTGACACATTCGCGCTCGATGATGAGGTTGATCTGCCGCCGGGCTGGGTTCACTTCTTGACGCACGAGCTTGCGACGCTGTTGCAGCCAGAATATGGGCAGCCTGTTAGCGGCGACTTGAAGCTTATAGCCAATCAAGCACGGGCCGCGTTAGAGGGCGCTGTCGCAAAAAACCGTACTATGGACGCACAGCCTGTTGGCGCAGAGCAGTTTAACATTTACACAGGGCAGGGCTACTAATGGCCAAGATAGGGCTCGTCGGGCCGTCTTATGTGATGAAGTCGTTGCCGCTGGATGCACAGCGGACGATCAACCTTTTCCCTGTTGCTGATGAGAGCGGCAAGGAAACGGCTGCGTTGTATATGACCCCGGGTCTTTTACATCTAGCAACCATTGGCAACGGCCCTTGCCGCAAGTGCTTTAGCTCCAGTAATGGGCGAGCGTTTGTTGTTTCAGGTTCTGGCGTCTATGAATACTTTGAAGATAACAGCTACATTCTGCGCGGCGATCTGGATCAAAGCTTTGGAAATGTCAGCATGGCAGAAAGCGACTTGCAGCTTGCTATTTGCGACGGAACAAGCCTATTTATGTTCACTTATGCGACGAATTCGTTTCAGAAAGTCACGGGTACAGGTCTTCCAGCGAGTGTTGGCTATGTAGAAAGCATTGATGGCTATTTTGTTGTCACGGAAAATAATTCGGGACGCTTTTTCATCTCTGGTATACTTGACGGACTGAGTTTTTATGCTTTGGACTTCGCAACGGCTGAAAGCAACCCTGATCAACTGTTAGCGATTGCCAATGTGACAGGACAGCTTTACTTGCTCGGCAGCCGTGGCTTTGAGGTCTGGACAAACACGGGTGCTGAGGCGTTCCCATTCAACCGTGTAAATGGTGCTATTGGAACAAGTGGCGTTATGGCACCGCATACTGTCTGCATTAATGACGGCGTGTTGCTGTGGGTTGGTCAAGATAAATACGGAAACGGTAATGTGTTCTTGATGCAGGGGTATCGTCCACAGCGCATTTCAACAGAGGCCATTGAGCTGGTGCTGAATTATGTTCCGAATCCTTCTGAGATGAAGGCTTATATGTACCAAAGCGAAGGCCATACGTTCTATGTCATCACAGGCGGCGGTCTTGAAACCTCGCTCGTGTTCGATTTGACGACAAAACTCTGGCATGAACGCGCTTTTCTGAATGAAGATGGAGATTTTGAGCAGCATCTTGCTTATGATCTGATGTATGCGTTTGATAAGCATATTTGCGTTGATCGCAGGAATGGAAATATCTATGAAATGTCAATGTCTGCTTATGATGATGCGGGTCTTCCGATAGCTCGTGAAAGAATTTTTACACATCTTAGTGACGAGAACAAATATATACGCTATAATAAGCTCGAAATCGGTGTTGAAGCAGGCGTCGGTGTGCAAGATGAAGCATCGGATGGCTATAATCCACAGATTTCCTTGAAGCTATCGAAAGACGGCGCTCGTACTTGGTCTGACTGGCAAAATGTCGATATTGGCAAGGCTGGTGAGTTCCGCAAGAGAGCGATTTTCAGACGTTTAGGGGTAGCCTATCAAATGACATTCCGCATTCGCATAAGCGCACCTGTCAAGGTGATGATCACGGGGGCTTACCTTGAGTAATATCTCGCCGCCGCCTATTCAGCATCAAATGGCTGACGACAGCATGAATGCGACCATGCCGTGGGTACTGTTTTTTAACAACATGTATAACGGCGACATCGGCACGTCGTGGACGCCTGAGTTTGCAAACCTGACAGTTACGGGCACGCCAACTTATGAGGGGCGGTATATTCTGCTCACTAAGCAGCTTGCTTATTTCAGAATTAACATTGCGCCTAATGGCGGCAATACAACATCGACGGCAGGAAGCACAGCGATAACAAACTTTCCGCTGCCGTTTGCACAAAATGGAATTTGCTTTGCCGTCTCTGGCCTTGCTGGGACGAATGCGGGCATGGTCAATGCGCCTAATAGAAAGATTTACACGCCGAATTGGAGCGCTGTTAGTGTTAATTTAACAATCATTGGTTTAGTGGAGGTTCAATAAAATGCCGTCAACCGCAGTTAATCCTTACGCTGGTAAGCCTCTTGCAACGCCAGTTGAAGCAACAAACTTTAGAGCTCTTAGCCCTGAGTCACAATACTACATCAACAAAAAGATGGGCTATGATTTTGCCAATCAGGAAAAGCTTTACGGTGCTGATAGTGCTTTGTGGGGCATTAACGACCTTTTGAAATACAAGGGCGGAAACCAGATCAGCGATTGGTCACAAGCTGACTCTGCTCTTGCGCCGCTGATTGCAAAGCGCAATGCTGGCGGTCTTGGAAATGCGCTAGGTGGTATTGGTAAGATTGCATTGCCTATTGCTTTGTCATTTTTAGCCCCAGGTCTTGGCACTGCCATTGGTGCAGGTTTAGGGCTTGGCACAGGCACGCTTGGAGCGGCTGTTGGTAGTGGTTTGCTCGGCGCTGGTACGAGTGGCTTAACGAGCGCTTTGACAGGCGGCAAGGTGTTTAAGGACGCGCTGACTGGCGGCTTGACCGCTGGCGCAACCGCTGGCCTTGCACAGGGCCTTGGCAATAGCGCAGGCAGCACGCTTGCAGAGACAACTGGAAAGGTCGGTATGCAAGGGCCAACGGCTGGCTCTGGCGTTCTAGGGTCGCTTACAAGCGGTACTAATGCGGCATCGACTGGCCTGCGTGATGTTATGAACTTCGGCAAGGACGCACTGAGCGGCATCCGTGAAGCCAGCGACAGCATGGGGCAGAAGATCAATAGCACGCTTGGCATCGATGCCGTTAAGACGGGCGAGCAGGGCGGGTCTTTGTTCGACACCATCGGCGATAAGATCAATTCAGCGACAGGGCTTCCTGTTCTGAATACATCAACAGTCGCTAACAGCGCCGCAGGTCAAGCAGCCGCTGCAAACGCATTACCAACATCAACAGTGGGAGGTTCTGCCATGGGCAATCCTTTAACAACGGCCCTTAGCGGGTATATGGAATATAAGACACAGAATGACATTGCGAACAAGCTGAAGAAGTCGCAGCAGCTGGCAATGGCTCAAATGCAGCCATACACAAACGCTGGCGCGAGTGCTAATGCTAAATTGCAGCAGCTTTTGGCGCAAGGGTTTAATCCTGAAGACTTGGCGTCTGACTCTGGCTACCAATTCAGACTTGCTCAGGGCCAACGTAGCCTCGGACAAAGCCTTGCCGCGCGTGGCCTTGGTCAGTCTGGTGCAGCCTTGAAAGCGGCGCAGGAATATGGCCAGAACTTTGCTAATCAGGAATACACAGACGCTTATAACCGTTGGCTTGCAAACAATCAGCAGCTTGCAGGCGTTGCTAACCTTGGCGCAAATGCAGCTAAGGAAACTGGCGATTATATGTCGAATATTGGCGCGGTAGGTGCGCAAGGCATGATGCGTAAGAACAATGCTTTGTCGAGCGCCTTGAGTGGTATCCTGAGCGGGCGCGGCATCATTGGATTCGATGAAGAAACACGCAAACCGATTTACGGTTAAGAAGGGGTAATATCATGGCACGAGCTGTTGATCTAAGCGCGTTTGAGGGTGTGAGAAGCTTTGCAGACTATGACAAGGCGGCTATTGAAGAAGCTCGCCAGCGTTATATGCAGGCACAGCAGCTAAAGCTTCAAAAGCAAGCGGCGCAGCGTCAAAACGAAATGTTTGATCTTGAGCGCCAGAAGTTCGAGGCAGAAAAGGCAATGCCTGATCAAATGTTCGGCGGCAATAGCTTTCAGGCGCAGCTGGGCAACCAGATGAAGCGAATGGGAATGTCTGACGAACAGATTGTGCAGGCACTTACCATGAAGGGGATACCACTGCAAAACGGTGGTTATGCTACCTACTCACCTTATGACGTCACTGGCGGCGCTCCGAATACAGGCAGCAAAGCCCCTGAGCCTTTACAAGGCCCAGCTAACCAGTCAGCGCCATCTGGTCGCGGCATGAATGGCCCGCCTGATATTGACGCGATTAAAAACGAGGTCGGCAACATTATGGAAGGTCGCGGGCCTACCAGAACGATTGTTGAGCCAAGCATGAAGCTTGAAGAGATTGCAGACAGAAAGAACGCGATTGCTAAAGCGCAGTCGTCTGTTGACCTTGGCTTAAAAACAATCAGCGGTTTGCTTGATGAACAAGGGAATCTAAGAGATTATGTCAAGTCGGCTGTTGGTGGGCCAGCTGGTTTGCAAGGTCGTATTGCTTCCACGTTCCCAGTAAGCGAAAATCAGCGCAGGACGCAGCCTATTATTGAGCAACTAAAAGGCGGTGCGTTTTTGACTGCGTTTGAGCAAATGAAAGGTGCTGGTGCTATCACTGAGGTTGAAGGCCAGAAGGCGACACAGGCAATTGCACGCTTGCAGCAATACCAAAGCGAGGCTGATTTTCAGAACGCCTTAAAGGACTTGCAGCAAATTGTTATGGATGCGCAAGCTCGCATTAATCAGCAAGCGCAAGGTTTAGGAGCTGGTGGCCAGCAGCAAATGCAACAGCCAACACAACAAGAGCAGCAAGTATTAAATTGGGAGGATATGAGATAATGGATGTCAGACTTCCTGATGGTCGCATTGTTAAAAACGTACCAGAAGGCACAACGAAACAGCAAATTGCTGAAAAGTTTGGCCTGCCTTATTCTGATCAATCTGAGCAAAAACAGCCTGCACAACAAGAGCCGTCTTTTAGAGAAAAGGCAGCAAATATTGTTGGAACGCTGGGCACAAGCGCGGCTAAAGTCGCAGGGGGTGTTCTTGGAATCCCGGGGGAGATAGGCCAGCTGATCGGGCGAGAAAATTATAACGGGGTTCCTACTGCCTTTGACTTAATGGCAAATCTTCCTAATGTTCAAGAAATGCAGACAAAGCTTCTTGAGGGAACTGGCACAGCTCGCGTTGAGCCTAAAAGCGCTATTGGCAAAATGATTGCAGCGACAGGTGAAGGCGCTCTATCTGGAGCGTTGCTGCCTGTCGGAAAGATAACACAGCTTGCATCGGCAGGCATGGGCGCGACGAGCGGGCTTGGTGCTGAGGCTGCTGGTCAGATGACAGAAGGCTCTGCTGTTGAGCCTTATGCAAGATTAGCAGGCGCTCTTGTCGGTGGTTCTGTCGGCAATAAACTTGTGTCAAAAAAGCCAGAACAGATTTCTATGACGGCTCAAGAGCTAAGAGAAAAAGCCAGCGATTTATATAAGCAGGCTGAATTGGCTGGAGGCAACTTAAATGCTGCTGCAACAGACCGTTTCGTAAATGACGTTATGGCAATAAGGCCAAAGGATGAAGTCGCGCGTATGCTCGGCGCAAAAGACTTTATCGCAGAAAATGCTGATGCGTTTGAAGCTATGCGCGGCCAGCCTATGACGCTTGAGCGGGCAACGGCTATTGATCAGCGCCTGACAGACTTGCTCGATAACGAAACAGTTCTAGGAAAGCCAACGCAAAACGGCAGGCAGATTTTGTTGGCGCAACGTAAGCTTCGTGATATTATTGATAGCGCGAATCCGTCTGATGTTGAAGGTGGCACGCAAGGTTTTTATAAGCTGAAAGAAGCCCGTTCGGCATGGGCTAAGGCTGCAAAACTTCGTGATATTGAAGCCATTATAAATAAGGCTCAATACATGGATCAGCCTGCATCTAGCATGAGATCAGGGCTAAACACGCTTTTAAGCAATCCAAACCGCTTGCGCGGATACACGCCAGAAGAAGTGAACGCCATTAAAAAGGCAGCTAAAACTGGCTTAACAGAAGGCTTGTTTAGAACGTTTGGTTCTGGCCTTACACCTATTGGCACGGGTATTGTTGGCACAACGGCAGGCGGCCCTATTGGGGGTGCTGTTTCTGGTGTTCTTGGGTACGGTGCGCAACAGGCATCTAAAGCTGTTGGCAAGTCTATGCAGACGAAAAAAACAGAAGAGATTGCGAACATCATCTTGAACGGGCCTAAGAAAAAAATTGACCCACAATATCTCGCAAGAGCCTTGCAAGGCATTGCAATAGGCAACTCGAATTGATATAATGCTCAACTGAGAAGGAAAAGTTATGGCCGTTTTATTGACCCCACCTTTTTTGCAGTTTCTTGACGCTGATGGCGCTCCTCTTTCGGGTGGAAAAATCTACAGCTATGCGGCAGGAACGACAAGCAAAAAAGCGACGTACACAGACGAGTCAGGGCTTATACAAAACACTAACCCTATCATTTTAGATGCAGCTGGTCGCGCCGTCGTATTTATCCAAGGGGCGTATCGCTTCGACACATACGACGCGGCTGGGTCGCTCATTCGCTCTGTGGATAACGTAACAAGCTTTGCAACGCTCTCAAGCTCTGGCAGCGCTGTGTTTGATGTGTTCAGCGGCAACGGAACGCAAAAGACGTTCACGCTTTCCAAGACGCTAGGCACTGATAGCAACTCAATTCAGGTATTCATTAGCACGCCCGTTCAGTCTTATATTGATAACGGTGATTTTGCTTCAGATGCCATTTGGAGCAAGGGCACTGGATGGACAATCGCCGCAGGTGTCGCAACAGCCACGGGCGCAATCAGCACTGCGATCAGCCAAACGGCGACAAATACAGTTACTGCGGGCAAAGCCTATCGCGTTACATATACGATCACACGCTCGGCAGGTGGTTTAATTCCATCTGTTGGCGGCAACAGCGGAACAGAGCGCACAGCGTCAGGCACATATAACGAGATAATCATTGCAGGCAGCACGCAAACGCTGTCTTTCACGGGTAATGCGTTCACTGGTACGCTTGACAATGTCACCATTGAGAATATTGACACTGTCGGTTTTCAGATTCAAAACCCGTCCACATACACGCTAAGCGGCACAAGCTTGGTGTTTGCAACGGCTCCTGCTTCTGGATCAAGTAATATCTATGTTTGCTCGGCGACCGACTTGGTGGGCGCGGCCAGCGCTGCTGCGGATCAGGCCATTGCAGCCGCACAGCAAGCGCAAGACGCCGTAGTATCAGTGCAAGATCAGAAGATCATATGGCAGGGCGATTGGGCGGCTGGGACTTATAGCCAGAACGATGCGGTTCAGTATTTGGGCTCTAGCTGGATTGTTACAGCAGCAACAACAACAGACACGCCAAGCCTTGCTTCAGCTGATTGGGATATGCTTGTTCAAAAGGGCGATGATGGCACTGGCGGCATAACTGCTCCTACGGCTGGCCAGATTGGCGCTCTGCTACGCGCGGACGCTGCAAGCTCTTACTCTTGGTTTGGTGGGTCTGTAACAGTTTCTTCTGCATCAACGGTTGATCTTACTGTGTCGGCGGCTCCAGTTGTTCTAATAACTGGCACGACAACCATCACAAGCTTGGGCTCACCAACCACAAGCGGAGATTTACGCTATGTTGTCTTTACTGGTGCTGGTTTAACGCTAACTCATAATGCGTCAACGCTCATATTGCCTACAGGCGCGAACATTCAGACAGCCGCAAACGACGTGGCTGTGTTCGTTAGCCACTCTGGCGGTTGGCGCTGCGTGTCTTACAGCAAGTACAATGGCAAAACTGTTTCATCAATTACAGCGTCAGACATTTCAGACAGTACGACTTTCGGGCGTTCTATCCTAACTGCGGCAGATCAAGCCGCTGGCCGCACTGCTCTGGGGCTTGGTACTGCTGCGACAAAAAACACTGGCGTTTCTAGCGGGAATGTCCCATTGCTGGGCTCTGGTGGCGCGCAAATCTGTGCATCTTACAGCATCGCAAACAATGGGTTCCAGACCATAGCAATGCCAAGCTCAGACTCTGTTGTAATGGCAATCGTTGGGAGTTCATCATCAACACATGGAATCTTCATTGCCCGTATGGGATTGGCTCCATTTGTAAGCGGGACTACAAACTTTGCAGGCACGACTGGCGTTCTAAATGGGAGCACTGGCACGGCTGGAAAGCTCACATTATCAACAAGCGGAACCACGCTTTATATAGAAAATCGGCAAGGTTTTACGTATGTCGTTTCAATCCTGTTATCACACAACAACGTTTAAGGAGCACTAAAAAATGGTTGATGATGTAAACTCGAACAAGATCACACAAAACCTACCAAACGTAGTAGGTTCACAGTTCCTAAAATACTTCGATGTCGAAATGTCAGACGGAGACTTGCTTCTTGTCAATGAAGGGCAGCATGGCCGCAAGTGGACGACGATTTCAAAAGACCCGTTTTCCGTTGGCGTGACAAGCACAATTCGAAGCAAGTTTACAGTTAAAGCGCCTATTCGCTTCTTCTTTGAAATGTCTGTTTCTCAGCGCTACAGGGGTGATTATGGTTTAGTTTATCTGGCTAACTATGCTTCAGGCAATGAAGCAGTGCTTGTGCCTGAGCCTGTGTCGATTTCTATTGCCTCAATTCAGCAGGCGACGACAACGCTAACAATTGTTCTTAATGATGCTTTTGACGGTGGTGTGGGCGATTGGGTGAATATCACAAATGTTCCTGATAATCGTCTATGTTATTTCAATCTTTGCGTTGCCACAGTAAGCCTTGATAAAAAGACGCTGACGGCAGTCACTTATGACGAAGCAACAATACCATCGCTCACAGTTGGCCCATATGCTGGCGTTGGAACACTCACGCGCATAGAGCCGTTTGGTCTTGCAAACAATGCTGTTGGCCTTAGAACAAGCGGCACCACGGCAACGTCTAATGCATTATTGTCTCGTTTTGGAGGCGGCGTTGGATATTGGACAACAGGGACGGCAGGTAGCGCGCAGTTAATCACAACTGGGTCAACAGTACCAGTATATGCGATTACAGGCGCAACTGGACAATACTCCATCGGCGCAACGTCTCGCTATATGCTTGATTTTAACGCTCAGGAAGTGACGTTCAGCGACCGTGGTGTTGATACTGTCGGATCATTCACAACGCGCCAAATCATCACAAACGTAAAGCCAGATGACGCAAAAGATTATCGACTTGTGATCGATTGCCGCCAGCCGCGGTCACGGCCTGTGCCTGTTGCCAAGATTGTGTCTGCCGTAA